TGGTAAAGGCATAATATTCTTTTCAGTATTTTATATAGGAGGGTTTTAGTAACCTGGTGATGAGTATCCGTTACCACTACCACTACCATTACCGTCACCACTACTACTACCATTACCGTCACCTGAACTTGGAACATTAATTGTATGTGAAATAGTAGTTGTGTTTGATTGATTACCAGCAGCGTCAGTTGCAGTTATTGTAAAGGTATATGTTCCATTTGCGAGTGGATTTGCAATTGTGATTGAGAATGATCCACTTGAACTAGCAGCACTACTACCAATTTCTACAGTACCATTAAACACTTTAACCATACTACCACCCTCTGCATTACCTGTAATCGTTGGCGTATTGTCATTTGCTGCAGTTGTAACACTTACATTATCTGGTGCTACTGGTGCAGTAGTATCTGCGGATTGTTCTTGATTATTAGATTCCTGTTGTTGATTATTATCATCAGTAGTAGTGGTAGTAGTGGTAATTCCACTTGCTGCTAAACTTTCTTCTAACGTATCATATATTATATTGTGCGGATAACCTACGTGTTGTTCTCCAATCATCCTCACCTTTGTTCCATCTTCTCTATCATGAATATGAAATGGACCTGTATACAATTCTCCGTTTACATATCCAGGTTGAGTAGTTGTCTTGGCACTAGTTGCACCTAGTTGTCCTACCACTGAATTATCATAATTTTTTACAACTTCCTGACCAAATACATTTTCAGAATATAAATCACTCTTATCATTATTTGTAATAACATTATATCTGAGATATTGAAATTCAATTGTTACTTTTACAACATCAGTTCCTTGATAACTTAAAGGTATTGCAACTACATTACTTGGAAAAGCATCAATGAATTGATAAAATATCAAAGATCCTGGAATCAAATCATCACCATTACGAATGCGAGTTTCATTCATATTCGCACCTTGATAAAAATCTTTTTCAAATTTAGTTACTACTATATTTCTTCTATAATCATCTGGATATCTAAACTTATAATAATTATTTCTTTGACCATAATCCTTCGGTCCTTGAAAAGATCCTTCATATCTACCACTTTCATTATGAATTGGATTGGTAAAATTCATCCACTCCTCAAATAATCTAAGAATATTATAATCAGAATCAACATAAAATGAAACACTTAATGGTGCATATAATCTTCTCTGTGCAAATCTTTCTATCGTTCCCTGTCTATCTCCCATACTCTCTGCCATATCAAAGGATGCACCTGGTAACGTAACATCAGAAGCAAAGAAATCATATCTCGCTAAGTCTTGTGGACTGTTTGCTATACCACATTTAGTCAACCATGAACTTAAACTTTCAGGAGTGCCAGCACCAGAATCATACCCAAGATTAAGAGATACCTTAAACTCAGCACTCAGAGATAAAGGAAACAGATCATTCTGAACATCATTTATCTTCCTATATAACGGTAATACAGAATCTTTTACGGCCTTTTCGGTTGCCATCTAAATATTTTTATAATTATACATTACTATGTATGTCATATAACGGGAAGTTTAGGCCCAGACACCCAAAAAAGTACAAAGGTGATCCCACTAATATAATTTACAGGTCTTTATGGGAGAGAAAATTTATGAACTACTGCGATCTTACAGAGAGTGTAAGTGAGTGGCAGTCAGAAGAATTCTGGATACCATACATATCCCCAAAAGACAATCGAGTTCATAGATATTTCCCTGACTTCTTTCTTAAATACTATGATCGAAACAAAAAGAAGAGAGTTATGGTTGTTGAAGTAAAACCTAAAAGACAAGTAGAAAGACCACCACAAAATCCAAAAAGAAGAACTAAAGCATGGGCATACTCAGTGCAAACTTGGGTAGTCAATCAAGCAAAGTGGAAAGCAGCAAAGGAATTTTGTGCTGATCGTGGTTATGAATTTAAAATTATGACAGAAGACGACTTAGGAATCAAATGAACAAAGCAGAAAGAGAAGCACAAATTTATATTCGCACAGATCCCACACGGAAATCATTAGAAAAATTTTCTGTTCCCGAATTAAGAGGTATCACATTGGGATACAGAATGAGAATAGGTAATTTAGCGACAAAAAGGAAAGCAGATTTAATAAAAGCAATTCAAGCAAATTCAAAATATCAAACAGATTTAAGAAGAAGAGAGAAAAGAAATGAATTAAAAAGAAAAGAAAAAGAAAATTTAGAAAGAGAGCAGAGAAGAATTGAACAGGAATTACAGGCACAAGAAACAATAGGTGATATCATAATGCAGACAGCAAATTATACTACATTTACTGATGCTGATTGGTATGCAAATGAATTAAGATCAGAGTTAAGTTTACAAAATGCACAAATTGGAATTTCAGATATACAAATAGGAGACTTTTTATTTTTTAATTATTCAGCAAGATTTCCACAAAACTATAAGTATTGGGATAAGAGGCCACTTTCCTTTATGCTTGGTGTTTTAGATGATGGTAAGTTACTTGGGTGTAATGTTCATTACCTCAATCCAGAAATTCGTGATGGTTTTGCAGAAAGTATGCTAAATAAAACAGCAATTGATGTTCCTAAAGTATTTGAGAAAACATTACATTCTTATTTTAAAACTAATATGAGTACAATATTTCGTATTCCAAAAAGACCTGGAGAGTACGGTGACATTGCTAGATTAATAACTGAAAATTTTGTGAGAGGAAATACTGGTTTCTCAGCAGACCTTCAAACAGTATGGGATAGCACTAACAACAGATAAACAAATATGGAGTTTAAAGATTTAAAAAGTTCTGGGTTTGAAAGAATTTCTCAAAGCAAAACCATAAAAAAAGAAAGTGCTGTAGGTGGAGATCCTATTCAAGTTTTTTATCATAAAGCATATTATAATGCAGAAACTGGTGAAGTTCAAGTATGGTATGAATTCCAAGGGACAGCGGTGCAGAGATGGTCTTCTGAAACTGGATTTACAGAAGATGGGGAAGGATATATTGAAGATAGTATACTAGAAACATTCAGATTTGAAGTCGATAGTGCAGTCAAAAACAAATTTGAAAATGTTGCTCCAGCAAAATTTAGTCCAGGAGACAAAGTAGGTATTGCACAAGATGAAGCAAGTAATTATATAGCAGAACAATTTACAACTACTGATGCTGACAGATATTTTGTTAATCAAGGAGGTGCAGGACAATATCCAATTGATGCAATTTACAATAAAACTGGACAGTCGCAAGACCATTTAGTGATTTCACAATACAGATATAAATCTCCAAGGGCAGGTGATGTTTGGGGAAAGAATAGAAGAAAAGTAGGAACTCTATTAACACAAGGTATAAAAAGAGGTAGTGCACTAGAACAATTTCTTGGTTTAGTTCGTTTACCAATGCCAAATACCATTCAAGATTCAAACAATGTGAGATGGGGAGAAGACACTATGAATGCAATCGAGGCAGCAATGTTAGCCTCAGTAGGAGAAGGAAAAAAAGATCTAATTGGTGGTGGTGCTGCAGGATTATTAAGTATGGTTCTCGGAGGAGGTTTTAAAGAGGGAGCAATATCTGCAATTGGTGCAGCAAAGTTTACAGATTTAGTTAAAGGTGCAATGGCTAGCGAAGAAAATAGACAAGCAGCAGGAAACATTCTAACACCAGAAATTGTGGCAAGAATATTAGCATCACAAGGAATCGAAACAAGTGCAGAATCAATCCTCGCAAGAAGAGATGGTGTAATTCCAAACAGTAACTTAGAATTATTATTCTCTGCACCGATGCTTCGACAGTTTTCATTCATGTATAAAATGAGTCCTAGAAGTCGTGCAGAAGCAAGCATTGTTAATCAAATACTTCGTTTCTTTAAACAAGGTATGTCAGCAAAGAAACAGACTGCAAAATCAAGTGCAACAGAGGGTAGATCTTATTTCTTAGGAACACCAAACGTCTTTCGATTGCAATATCGAACTACAGAAGGTGAACCAATTAAAGGCATAAATCGAATCAAAACATGTGCGTTGACTCAGGCATCAGTTAACTATACACCTGAAGGCACATTTGCATCTTACGATAAAGGTCAACCTGTTTCAGTCATGTTAACATTAGGTTTCCAAGAACTTGAACCAATATATGATTCAGATTATAAATTTACAGGTGGAACTGCAGATACTAGAGGGTATGATGAAGACACAGGACTAGAAAATAGATTAGCAATAGAAAAAGATGAGGTTGGATACTAATGTCATATTTTAACGAACTACCAAACATTTCATATGTTTCACTTCTACCAAATCAAAATAGAAGTGATGAAAGAATAGAAGTTAAAAATTTATTCAGAAGAGCAAAACTGAGAACAGATGTAGATCAATCTGTAACAGCATTTAATTACTATCAAGTGCAAGATAATGAACGACCAGATATTATTGCTCAAAAAATTTATGATGATCCAGAACTTGATTGGGTAGTGTTAGTTACAAATAACATTACAAGTATAAGAAATCAATGGCCTTTGAGTAATAATGAATTATATAACTACTGTTTAGAAAAATATGGATCTGATCTTGCGATTATGCAAACACATCATTTTGAAACAAAAGAAATTAAAGATAGATTTGGTCGAATTGTTTTAAAAGGTAAATTAATTGTAGATGAAAATTTTCAATTTACCTATGCTAAAGATGATTACTCATCTGTTACAGAAAATCCTACACAATCAGTCTCTAACTATACATACGAACAAAGGTTGAATGAAGATAAAAGGAAGATTAGAGTTTTAAAACCTGAGTTTCTAACATCATTCATAACTGACTTTAGAAATATAATGAAGCATGATAAGTCCTCTTCATTTATCAACAGATCACTTATATCATCATACAATCCAAGGGAGACAGGGGTATAAAAAAACCCCCTCAAAGAGGGGGCAAACATTATGTAAAACTAATCAAGAAGGGCACTCTTTCTATGCAGAGATCTTTTGTATTCCCTTCATAAGTATTTGGGAATGAATACTAATAAAAGTATTACCTATTGAATACTAACTGTTGACTAGTTTAGAAAAGTAACTTAAAGATTCATCGTCTTCATCTTCTGATGCTGCAACCACTGGTTCTGGTGTCGGTGTGGCAGATTCACTGTAGTCTCCACGACGTTCTCTTTCCCATGTTGCTTCCTCTTCTGCTACCTCTGGATCAACTCTCTTTGTGGGTTGATTCATACCAAGAACATATACAAGACGTTTCTTTAAGTCTTCATATGACTTGAACTTATCAGGTGTTGTAAACTCAGATAGATCATGCAATGAGTTATAGATCTTTTCAAGTTTGTCATCATCATCAAAGAGTGCTGATGCATTATCAAACTCAGACTTATCATAGTTTTGATAACCTTCAACTCTAC